GGGGCGGCTCCAACGCAACGATGGGCGGCACGTTGAACAACGAGACATACACGGGCAGGACGGAGCCGACATAGGTGTAGCTAACCTGAACGCCTGCGCCTACGTCCGCCAAATTGAACACGTACCGCCCGTTGGTGGGCTCGACCTGATACTGTCCTTGTGCGGGCGCTGTTTGAACTTCGACCAACGGCGTGCCAGTCTGCGAATAGATAACCCCCACGTTTTCCCAGAAGTTGGTGAATGGGGTATCGGAGAAATGATTTACCTGCACCACGCCTGAAGCTGGGATCGTCTGTGCTTCGTTGGTAACCGAGATGAGTTTTGCCGCTTCGCCGACAAAAGCCCACGTGGATGCATTGTCGAGAAGCGAGTTTGTCCCACGAAGCCACGTGAAGACCTGTTGGTTGTACCACCCTGCGGTGTTCGAGAGACCGAGTGCGGGGGAGACAGTTGCCACGAGGAGCGGGTATGCGGGCGCTGTTCCCTGCGCTGGGAGCGGGGTCACTAGATTGAATGGCTCCAGCAAATAGGCCAAGCTCACGGTGCCGAACTGCGTAACCGACAGGACTGCTTGAACAATCGAGCCGTTGAGCGAGGTGCCGTAAACGGGGCTAAAGAGCCACGGATTCCCAGCTTGCAGCGTACCGAGCATCACGTTCCCGATGAGACCCTCGGGGGTGGTGCTTTGATTCCAGAATGACCAGTTCAAATAGCGATTGCCGAATGCGTCAGCAATGACCGTCAGGCTATCGTCGGCGTAGCGAGCCGTGAACCCAAAGAGATTGGTCGCGGGAGCATCCCATGTCCCGGCTATGCGCTCAATGAAATTGATCGTGAACAACTGATCTTTGAAGGTGTAAACCTTCGGGTGCGCCCCGTAGTAAAGCTCGATGTTTATTCCATCTGGGGTGACTAAACTCACGGCACTGAATGTGCTGCCTGAGCGGTCGGGAGAAGATGCGACGATGTAGAGCGAGCCCGGGACGTAATTGTCGTTTGTGTCCAATTCGAAGGCGATCAGGTTTTCGCCGGAGTAGTACAAAGTCGCCAACGCTGTTGGTGATGTCTCAGCAGCGGAGTAGTCGGGGTAGTTCGTGGTGTATGCCGCAGTGAATCCCGTTTGCGTGGCGGGGGAACCGAACATAACCACGCTCAGAACTTGCACCGTCAAACCGTTGAGGAACGTATTTCCACCACTCAACCCCGCCAAGGTAACCAATTGACCGACCGAGAATGCGTTGTTGGCCGTAACTGTCAGTGTGGTTTCGGCAGGCGTCCCTGCGGTCGCGATCTGTACGGACGTGATCGGGGCTTGGAACAGGGGCGGGACTTCAGCCCCAATCATCGTAGCATCAACAACTGACACAGCGACAATGCGATGCCCATTATCGAGCACCACCATATCATACCCATCGCGTACCGCCGAGGCGGATGTCAAGGTGATCGGCCCAGAGAGGGTCTGGGCATTCGTGTCAAAAGTAAATTTAATCAGGTCTGAGTAGCGAGGATTGATCGCGTTGTTTTGCGCCCCGATAATGTGAAGCAGACCCGAGTTCGGGTCGTAGGCGACGACGGGATCGAAACCGCTGTTTGGTAGCGGAGGAGAGCCGTGAAAAGGGAAGGTGTATGTCGCCACGACAGTGAACGACGCGCCGGGGCCCGGAGCGGGCGGTACGGGGTCTGACTTGAAGATAGCAAAGGAATTGTCCTGACGCACGTTGCTGACGACATAAAGCGTACCGTCAGCGACCTGTATAAACTGAGCCCCCCCAGTCAAAAGCTCCTTAGACCACGAGACTTGATGATCCAATTGGGTAATCATAGACTGCTCACCCCCGCTGTACGAGTCTTAGCTAGCTTCGCGGTAGTTTCCTTACGAATACAGCCGCAGCTTTTTGTAGCTAACTTCCTTAGACTCGCCCCGAGAACTACCTTTCTTGAACTACCACAGTCGCATTGAACGACCCACTGAGAACGTTTACCCGAGGAATTTTCTGAGCGAGCAACCACCACCAGCCTTCCAAACCTTTGTCCTATTGAAATTTTTGGGTGCTTTGGATGACAAGTGCCTTTACCACAACTCTTTGCATCTCCCGACAGCAAGGACTTTCTAATGACCACCTTCTCCGCGCCACAGTCACACTTGCAGAGCCATGCGCTATTTCGGTGGCGTCCGATACCTTTGAAAGCAACAACTACTAGTTTGCCGAACCTTTTTCCAACCAAATCTAAAACAATTCCCCTGCAAACACCGCTGCCGCAACTTATGGTTTTGCCGCTTATCAAGCTAGTGCCCAACACCGTCATTTTCTTACCGCAGGCGCACTGCACGAGCCACGTAGACTGGCCCGAGGGGGATGACGGAAAGGGGCGTATGCCCGCAAACCCCAAAACCGACAATTTCCCAAACGTCATTCCTACCAAGTTCAGTCGGCTTGGGATTGTGGCATTTATCCAGTCGAACCCACCTTCGCCGCCTTTCTTCAAGTTCATACACAGCGGGTCGCTGACGTGGGCGTCAACGAGTTCCGCCTCCTTCTGGAATGCTGCTTTAGCGTCGGAGTAGACGAACAGAACATCTTTCCTGAAGCCCCCGATTCCGTATTTAGCGACGGCGTTCTTGAGGTATTTTCCTGACCCGAGGTAGGCGTCGTTCGGATCATCGGTTTTGTGGCAACCGATGTAGAATTTACTGTTCTGGAGGTTCGTCGTCTTGTAAACGGTATGGAACATTGTGTGCATTCCCTACCAATAGTTTAGAAGTTGTTTTACCTCATCGCGGATGATGGAGGCAAAATACGGCGTAAAGTCCGTATTTTCAAGATTGTGTGTCGAGTGTGGTAAGCAAGTCGGTTGATCCCCTACCTAATACGGAGAAAAGCCGATTCTTTCTTTACATAGACGGGCACTCGTCTTCTCAACTTGAAGTTGGGTAGGGACGAAAAATTTCAAGTGATGCGACTCGCGTTACGTACATATATACAACAAAATAAAGGATTTAATTGGCTAAACTTCTTCAAGTAAATAAATTTTAAATTTCCTAGCAAAAACGCCCGTCTTTTTGGTAGAATAGGTTCCATGAGGCGCAACGGCGGAAAATACGAATGCGAGCAGAAGCAACAAGAGGCTCGGATTCCTATCTGGAAAATCCTGCTCGAAACGTATCGCGGCGGCGACGTTCTCATCCTTCCCGAAAAGAATCGCAAAGAACTTGATGTCCTCCTCTCCTCGGGTGTACAACCCCGCAGCGTGTACACCGTTGATAAATCTCCCGCCGTCATCGCAACCTTTACCCGCACGTTGTCCGCACCCGAACGCGACGGTATTCATCGCCGTGGTGCCTTGGTGTCCGTTGCTTGCACGACGTGGGCAAAAGAGGGAGTCCAACTTGAAGCCGCCCATTTCGATCTTTGCGGGAACGTGCAGGGATATCGGGATGGGTCAGTAAGGCAGGAACTTGAAAACATCGCCCGCTGTGGAATTATTGATAACGCCCGCATAGCCGTAACGGTGGAAAAGGGTCGAGAGAAATCCAAGCTTATCGAAAGGTTTGATCGTATTGCGCTGCTCGCTGCTGCGCTTAACAATGGCTTGCGGGGACGTTCTACCGTAAAGGTGATTACTTCTCGCACATACCAAAACGGCCCCAGCCCCATGCTGTGGGTCGCATTCCAACTAGGGGGAAAATTATGAAGATCGACCATGAACTTGAAGTACCGTTAGACAAGATAGTCAAGGACTGGGACGTGCGCGTCGAAGCTGGGGCTGAAGACCCTGAGAGGGTAGTGCTTCTTCAGGGGCTCTATGTTGATGGCAAAAACATCGACCTGATAAAGGTTGCACCCGTCACCCCGCAGTTAGCAGAAAAGCTGCACCTTCCGAACGGGGGTAAAGACTACTATCGCCTCATCGAAGGACGCACACGATACGCCGCTTTGACCGCGAACAGCATCGACTCTGAGTTGAAACGCGAAGTAAGAAGTCATTTCAAGAAAATCCGCGTTGCGGTGCTGGCTCCAGCAACCGAAGCTGAATATCTGCTGTACGCCTATAAAGCCAACTGTACGGGGCCTAAACCCCCGAAATTTGAGGACTTGAAACAGACGGTTGAACTGCTGATTCAGAGTGGCATGAAGGAAAAAGCCATTATCAACAGTTCGCTCAACCAAGTTGAGAGCATGAAAAACCTCAAGTTGGCGTGCGATCAGGTACGTTCCAACCTCCACAAGACGGGCGTTCGCGAGGCGAAGAACATCCTCCTGAAAAACCTTGAACCCGTTCGCTCAATTACGGATCAAAAAGAACGGGAGAAAGCGGCTGCCGATTATTGTGGCATCCCAGTTAAGACCCTCAGGAAGGCGATAAATCATGAACCGGGGCGGAAACCACAAGCCCTGTTGAGTGAACTCAAAAAAGACCTTGGTGGTATGCACAACCGTCGTTCTCAGTTTGTGCGGGACTGGACAAGCAAACTGAACGGGCACTATGACAACGGTTATCCGACTGACCAAGTTCTTGATGTATTCGACCACATCATTAAGCAACTTCAAAAAAACGTGGACACGATGGTAACAGCCCGCGAACGCTTTGAAATTCGCATCAGCGGCGGTATGGTGAAGGGAAAAGCAGCCGCAGCCGGGAACTAATCTGTGTTGTGTAGTCAAAATATCAAAGGAAGGAGACCAGCATGAGAAAGAGCCAGCTATCCGACAGCGAAAAGCGGAAGATGATTCGCGGCCATGAGGACGGAAGCACCGTCTATGAACTTGCGAAGAAGTACGGCATCAAGCCAGCATCGGTCGCAGCATACGTCGCCAACGCCCACCGTTAAACCAAGACGGGTTGGGATGAACACCAGTGTTCGATTCGTTGCTTAGCCAGTTCAACGTGATCGGATTCAAGTTCAATCCCTACAATTTCATCCCAACCCGCCTGAAACCCACCTATCAACTCACTGCCGCTACCGCTGAAAGGCACCAGCAGCTTAGTATCGCCTGTGGGCTTAATGAGCGTTGCCAGCCATTTGCACAGATCAAGGGGCTTCACGGTGGGGTGGATGTTGCCGTTGAGACACCCCGCGTCCTTCTCTTTTTTAGACGCCTTCGAGCAAAAGAAGTAGTTACCCAGACGATCATCCTCTTGGAAGAGGAGGTTTCCGGGCCAACGCCCAATCACTTGTTTACCCGATTGCTTGCCTCCAGTGTACTGTGGGCGCATTCCCCACCCCGAATCCTTGATGTTGTTGGCGGTCTTATTCCACCGCTTCTCATTTCCGATTCGACAGGCGTCAATGTTCAAAGGCACCACCTTTTTACCGCGTTTGCAGGCCAAAATAACGGGCTCCCAAGAAGGTTTTAAGCAGGATTTTGCTTTGGGAAAGCCACTGGTGTAGCACCACATGAAAACATCCCTCAACTCAAACCCAGCGTCCTCCATAGCAACCATCAGACGGTGGTGAGTACGTGGGAATCCGAACGCCAGCACATACGCTCCCGGCGTCAAGACGCGGTAGATTTCTTGCCACATAGGGACGCTGAAAGCAATGCCAGACTTGTCCCAGTCCCTACCCATAAAGCCAAGCTCGTAGGGCGGGTCGGTGAGGCACCCATTGAATGTATTGTCTGGGTAACGTGGTAGGGCCTTTAGAACGTCGTCGCATTGAATGTCGAAACCCATGTCACCCTCTAAAGGACGGGGTGAGTAGTTCCAACATTCTAAATCACTGTTTTGGCGCTCTTGGCAATCCTGTGGCGGTAGATCGCCGCAATCAACCGTAGAAATTCGTCACGGGACTTGTCGGACTTCATCTCGTTGCATGGCTGGCAACACGGGACTACGTTTCCTTCAACGTACCCCTTGTCGCTGTCGATACGGTCGATGCCGTTGTAACGAAAAGACTCGTAACTGGAATGCCGCATTTGACTAGGGGACATCGGTCGTGACGGCGGCTCGCCACAGTAATCGCACGGTTGGGAAATGATGAAAGCGAGTTGTTCCAATGTGAGCGTAAATGATAGGTCTCGACGCTTCGCCGAGCCGCGATAATTGAACCAGACGTATTTGTATGGCGGAACTCGCTGGTTTCGTCTTACACCCATACCACAACGGCAGGATTCTGTCCTACCAGCGGCTAAGTTTTCAGCGGATACGACAGTGTGGTTGCCGCACTCGCAATCACAATTCCAGCGGACTCTTCCACACTTTCCGTTATTGGCTTGGCTACGGACAACTAATTTCCCGAACGTTCTACCCGTCAAGTCAACGAAGCCGCCAATGGATTTGCCTTGTGCCTTGGCGCAAAGCATTCCGTCTTTGACTTTTTGTGAGAATTCTTCAGATTGGCGATAGTTCATACTCTATTATACCACGGTTATCCCATACCCTCGCCGCTACCTTCTGGACCTTCGTCATCCATTTCGGCCTCAATCGCGTTCAGGTCGAGACCCTTCGTGATGCGCTTGCCGAGATCGGTGTTGGTCATGAGCCAGTCACCCACGGAGTTGTAGATGTTGCTCAAAAGCTCGTTAAACTTCGAGTCCTTGACGGTGAACATCGCGTCTTCTAGTTCTCGCTTCGCATCCTCTGGATCGATATCTAAGAACTCGTAGATAATATCCACTGGCAACGATCCCTTACTATATAAATTGAAAAGCATATCGTAAATATCGCCTTGATCGCGAAGCGCCATGCGACTAAAGGAGATTTTGGGATATATCCAGCGGGGACGGCCATACTTGTCCATCTCGTAATATCCGCGTTTTTGGCTGTAAGGTTTGAAAATCTGCTCCTCGATAACGTATGTCAAGAGATCACGGAACTGGGCATAGGACGTTTCCATCAATTGCAGTTGCACGTGGTTGCCTGAGTACATGCCCTCACCAATGAGGATTTCAGGCGACAGGCCAAGACCGATTGCCAAGTCGGAGTTCGTGTGCTGCCACTCAGCGTCGAGCGAGAGCAGACGACCTTCGGAACCAATCTCATCCCATCTACATTCGTAATTGACCACGACGGAATAATCGGGATCGGCGATAGCTTCGTCGATGTGGGCGCGTAAGGCAATAACTTCATTCGCTGGAATGTCAGGGGCTACAATCAAACGCTTTGGCGTCATGTTACGGGATGCCAACGTGCTCTGCACCTGACGCAGCTTCTCGCGGTAGATAACCGTGCGGATGCAGCGTTGCAGGATCGAGCGGCCATGCAGTTCGTAGCCGCTCTTCTTGCGGGCGAAGTGGATGACGTAAGAGCCTTGGAACGGGTCGTTGTTCAGCGGAATCTTGCCTTCCGTCTGAATCACGTCCTTCACTTGGTTCGGGACATCAGGATCATCCATGTAGGCTTGCTTCTGAGCCTCGGGTGGTTTGTAGTAGATCGTCGGACCATCCACCATCGTGCCCTCGTTGGTGATCTCGATCTGCTCAGGCGGAAGAATCTGAATGCGATCAGGTCCCTCGTAATCCTTATTCTCGATGTGGCTGAAGAGTTCCAGTTCTTCGCGCTTCTTCTCACGAATTTCCTTCAATTCTTCGAGCAGTTCTTTCTTCTTTTCGAGCAACTTGAGGAGGTGCTTCATTTCCATCAACTCACGCTGTGCCGAAATCGTGGCACCCATGGCGATAGCGTCCTTCACGCCCCCAGCGGCATCAGCGGGAGTAATCGGACCACCTCCACCGCCGCCTCCACCACCCATTGGGGCACCGCCGCCCATACCTTCAACGTCGCCAAGACCGCCCTCACCTAACGGGGCACCTTCGCCGCCTGCCGCTGGGTCACCAGCAGCGGGGTCGCCCGCAGGGGCGTCTGCGCCCGGAGGCGTACCGCCCCCAGCATCACCCGTAGGTGGTGCCGCAGCGGGTGCGGCCGGAGCGGGTGGTTGAGCAACTTTGGACATTTCGGCTAAGATTTGAAGCGGGTAAGTATCGTCACCTTTTTCGTTACGGATAAGCTTCGCCAGCTTGTCGTTAGTCTCCGAAGCCAAAATCATCTTGGCGAGTTTCTTCGGGGCAATGCCTATGACCTTGGCAAACTTACGAGCACCCTTGTTGAGTTCTTTACGGGTCGCCTCGATCTTAACCGCGACTTTGGCAAGGTCTTTGATAATGCTGTCGGCCCCGAAATCGAAATCAATGCCCGCAGCCTTGAGTTCATCAAACACTGAAGCGCGTTTCTTGATCCACGAAGAACGCTTCTCAGGTTGGAGGTATTCCAAAATCTTATCCGCCGTACCGCCTTCGGGTGGGTGGAAAGCTCCATCTCTGCTACCCGCTTCGGTGCTGTCGCCGCCACGTTTGCCTTCCTTTTCAAGAATTTCCTTGGCTGCCGAGCATGGTTCAATGTCTTCGGGGTCTTCGATGAATAGGAAGGTCTCTCCAATGCACCAGTACTCTCTGGCCGCATCGATGATGACTTGAAACAGGCGGGTGCGGTTCATAAACCGCTGGAAATCGTCGTACACATAATCGGCGTACTCTTCGGACGAGCACTTCGGTTTCTCTGCCGTCATCTTACTGACGGGGAGTTCCGTGTGCATATCGATTGCGCGACCGACGATTGGGTCACGATCATACGCCAGACGATAGAAACGAAGTTCTTCTGCACGGGACGCAGGAAGCTCAAGGGCATCAACTGGAAACTCGTAAGAGTAGTAGCCGATGTTATTCGAGTCTTGGATATCGGCAGCGCCCAAACCGCCGTCACTGAAAAGACCAGCAGCCGTTTTAGCCGCCTCGTACATGCCCCAGCCAGAGTTTGGGTTGGTGCTTACGGTGCCGCTACGTGCCGCGCCTTGGATAATACGGAGCTTGTTCATCGCCGAATCTTCGACGATCTCGCCCTTATTGTTCATCTGCGTGTACTTGCCAGCCGATGCGAATTCCTTGTTGCCTACTTTGGCAACCTTCCGCTTTACCATGGACGGTGAGATGCGCGTATTTGCGCCTCGCTGACGGGTAGTAACCCGCTTACCTTGACCGTCGTCTGCTGTCTTATTTGCCATTACGGTGCCTCTCTAAATACAACAAAAAGCTAGTTTTCTTGTTCTTCCGCGTCCTTTTGGAACTTCTTGGTCCGCTGGGCAAGCTGGATTTTGACTTGCTCCATAAGCTCTTCGGGATCAAGGTCTACCAAATCAACGGTTTCAAAACCCTCCGAATCCGCCCCGGGGGTAGTTAATTTCGTCGCTTTCTTGATCGCTGCACTGATTACATCTTTGGCTGACCGAACTGTGCGAGCTTTCCGTTTTTCTCGCAACAGAGCCTCTTCCATTTGAGCCGCCAGATTTACTTTCTTGGAACTCAGTTCGGCCAACCCCATCAACCCTTGCTTCAGCAGTTCGGCGGTAGGAGCGAATGATTCACGCTCAGGCTCATCCAAGAACCCCCATAAATTAGAGAGGCATATTAGAACCTTCTTCTGAGTTTGGTAGGCACGCATCGCTAAGCCCATCTGGTTGTATACCTTGCGGGCGTCAAGTCGCATCAAAGAACGCTTTCGAACAATCTCCGTGTCGTCGTCGCCGTCGTTTATCTCCCAGTGTTTGAACATCGGTGAGTCGTGTTTCTTAGTGCCGACAGGTTTGGCTTTTTTGCCAACTATTTCTTCTTTCTCACGTTCAAGGGCGGCCTCACGTTCGCCGACGAGTGTGGGCTCTTCGCGACCCTCTTGTTCCGCTTCTAGTTTCTCAGCCTCGGTGAGTGCTGGAGTCCATGGGCGTCCACAAGTGCGGCAGGTGTTGAAATAATCAATCGGCCCGAAGCACTTAGGGCAAGAGTGGAACTTGTCTTCTTTTGTGAGTGCTACTTTTTTCTTCGCCATTAGTCGTTAAATTCCTTTAAGTACACAATCGCTTTTTGGAGGAGCACCAAGCTGTCTTCGAATTGACCCAACCCACGATTGCATTTGTGGCATAGCAACCCACGAACTTTGCCTGTCTCATGGTCGTGGTCTATCGGTGCATCCTGCAAAATTGGGATGGAGCAAATCGCACATTTTCTTTCTTGTCGTTCCCACAACTCGACCAACTGCTCTTTCGTAAAATCGTAACGGCGTAACCGCATGTACTCGTTGTAGGCGAGCCTCGCATCATCCGCACTTCGAATTTCCGCGTTCAACTTAGCGTGCTTACGTCTATAGTCGGGATGGTTTCTCCAGTAAGCTTTCTTTCCGCAAGAACGGCTACAAAACTTTTGATTCCGCCCCGTCTTCTTGAACGGTTTTTCACAAAATCCGCAATCCATAGATGACCTCACTATAAAAGACTGTGGTAGTCAAAATAGTGATGCCTCTTTTACTTTCCGAACTCCCGTATCACTCGGCCCTCAGCATCGAAATACTTGATGTAATAATTCGGATGACAGTTGAGGATTAGTCCTTTGTGAGGACCTTCAAGAAAAAGCACGTCCAAGTTGGCCGATGAGTTTTTTCCCGCGATTTCCCCCTTGAGTCCGCCGATTTCAACAAGCATTCCAATTCTCGCGAATGGGACACACCTATAGGTTGCGGTACGTAGGAATTCGTCGAAGACATTCTTGTTCGGATGATCGGAACCTCTGCAAACCGTTATCTGCGTATACTTTACGTCAGGCCAAGACTCAGTGACATCGCGCCAAAATTTGTACTTCGCTTTTCCAGCGGTGATGTGGTAGATGGTTGTTGGGGGGAATGTACTCCCCTTGACATTGCAATCGAAAGCTTTTAGCATCTTATCTCCAGTCCGACGCCCACGAAATCGCCTTATATCAGTCCTTGAACGTGACGTGGGTATCACCACGCGGTGAAACAGCCGTCCATTTCCCGTTGATTTTTCTGACCCACCATTTACGCAAGGGTCACCTGCTTCAGGAATTCCTCCGGCACGTGGTCGAGCTTCTTTCCCGTCACAGTCACGACCTTACCGCCGATCTTGATATTGACGGTGTTCGGCCCCCTGCCTAGAGCTTCCTTGAGTTGCCGCTGAAGTTCCGCGTTGGTCTGCACCTCATCGATCAATTCGTAGATGGGCTCGGTCCCGTGTAACTCTGCCAAAATCTTCGGTAGGTTAGCGACAGCCTCAGCGTGCTTTTCAGCTTCAGCTTTGTCCTTGGCGGCACGCTCGGATTCCATCTCCCGCATGGTCTCCGCATTCATTCTATGAGCAACCTCGGCGATGGCAGCCTGATCTATCGTTGCGGGGATCGTAGCAGTGATCTCATTCTCCGATACAGTGATGAGCGGAAGCTCGGCTTGGACTTCTTCACCGAGGATGAGCAGCGTCGGACGGATAACCTTCGCATCCAACGGAATCGCCCCTGAGTATCCGAACGACGGCATCATGCCGCGATCTTTCGCAGTAAGGCCGACACGTTGCTCGTACTGTTCCAACGTTTCCATCGTGGCATCCTGTCCATCAGGCACGTGGTCAATCGTCCAGTATTCATGCAACTGAAGAATGGCGATCAGAATGCGCTGGGTTTCCTTGGGGTTCTTCGCCTTATCGAGAGCGTTGATCGTTTCGTACACGTCCGTATCGTGCACGCGACCGACAGCCCGTGGATGCAGGTTCTCTATCATCCAAGCCTTGACTTTTCCAACTTTGATCGGATCGCCCGATGTCAGGGAGTTGAGCATAGCCTTGACAGACTTGGAGTCAAACAGGTCGGGCAGGTATCTCTCCATGCCTTCGACGTGCGTCCAAGCGTAGGCTTTCTTCGGGTCCGTAGCGTTCCAGTCAACATCCCAGCTATGCCCGTATTCCGCATCGCACTCAATCGGCACGGGCCACTTCATCTGCTCGTGGTACTTGCGGAGCTTCATGAGGCGGGTGACACGCGGCAGAATGAACGGGACGTACTCGTTCTTCACCGAGAAATCAACTTCGTCGTGCACCGACGTATGCAGACGGAACACCGACTGTATCAACGGGTCGCTTTCCACCCACTTACGGAGGCGGTTCAATGCAATACGCATGAAGTCTCCGCAGATGCCTTGAATGGGAGCGTTGACGGCGATACGTTGGACCTTGCCGATGAACTTGTTGTACTCCATCGCGTTGCGGACGCCCGAATCAGGGTCTTTCCACAGGCGGTCGGCGCGACCTTTATACTTCTGGTAATCCGCGTCGTTCCCCGCCTTCTTTGCCTGCTCCGCTTCGCGGTTGTTTCCATAGTATTCGTAAAGGTTATGACGTTCTTCGTCAAACGGCTTGTGCAGGTGCAGGGCTTCCAATGCCGAGTTGAAGTTGATGACGCGACCCGTCGAGGTTTCGCAAATCATCTCGGTCTTCGCCTTCGTCTGTTTCATCTGCACGAACTCGGCAAACTTAGGCACGCCTTCCCAATATTTATCCACCATCTTCTTGCAATCTTCCTTGGTGATATTGGGGTCTTTTTCCTTCATGTTGAGGTAGATGGCGTGCTCAGTGCCGCCATACAGGAGGGCGAAGTTGATGATCTTAGCGATATCGCGGAAGCCCTTCTTCTTGTCGGCTGAAGTGTTCGGGTCGTTGAATTCGGGGAAGACGTTGGACGCAGTTAGGGTGTGGAAATCGCCCTTGCCCTTAAGGAATTCGTCAATGAACTTTGGCTCACCGCTCATGTTGGCGGCGGCTCGCATCTCGATGTTCGAATAGTCAACGGAGAACCACGTCCAGCCCGGGGGCGAACACATCAGCACACGCAGGTTGACGACTTCGTTGGCATCCATCTGCGTATCTTTGATGAGGATGCCGTATTTCTCCGCGCAAGACGTACACTTCGGGACAAGACAGATTGCGTATCCCGTGTACTGCCCGATGTGGTTCTTGATGATGCCTTTGGCTTTCTTGATGACACCTTTCTCAAGATGGAAACAGGACGGGTCCAAGTCGGCTTCGGTGTACTCCTCCATCTCATCGAATGGAATTTCATCGGGCGACAGTACGTTGCCGTGCACACGCCACTGCTTTTCGGGCTCGACCTTCTTGACGCCCTGCGGGTTCATACCGAAGCCGCCGTCTTCCTCGAAGTCCCCGCCTGATGCCGATAGACGACCGCCAGCTACCGTGCTCTGTCGCAAGTGAATACGGGCGGACAAGTCCTTCGGGTCATACCGCAGGTTGGCTGGGTGGAGTGCTCCGTACTTCTTGAACTCCATAAGGGTCTTAAGGAATTCATCATCTGGATGGTCTTTCACCAAGTCGTCGATGGCATCGCTATCGCAGGACGGGGCTCCAGCCTTCTTTGTCCAGTGCTCGATCTCGTACCCCTTGACCCCGTATAGAAGCTTCTGCAACTGCGGGCCGCTGCCGGGGTTGAACTTGTCATCCTCGTTGACCTTGCCCTCTTCATCAGCGGGCTCCTTAAACCCAGCCTCAAGAGCTAGATTGCGGAGCTTGTTGTACAGACTGTCGAGCAGCCCTTGGTGCCACTTGGCGGTTCGCCCGTGACGCTCGGTGTCGATCAGGAACCGTTGACGCTCAACGAAGATGATGCTGTCCACCAACTCGTGGTCGATGCGGTGCGGCAGGCGACGGCTACGTGCCAAATCCTTCATCTTCTGCCACAGGAGCCACGTGCAGATGGCATCACCTGCGGCATACCAAAGAGCAATGTCCGTGGGAACCCATGTGAACGGGGCGTACACGTTCTTCTTGCCGTGCTTTTTATCCTGTTGGGACAGGGCCTTTATCTCTTCTTCCGTGCAATTGCAGAGAGGCTTCTTGGTCAGCGGGCACACCACGGCTTTGACTACGGAGATTTCTTCTATCTCGATCTGCTCGATACCCAGCACGGTCTTGGACAACGCCTTCAAACCACCAGCGGAGCCCGTGTACTTCTGCTTTTTATCACCCAGATCGGCCTTGGGGTCATTGATGTACGCGAGGGACTGCACGTCTTCGAAGTGCGGATAACCGCGTAGATTGATGCCCAGACACAGACGTATGACTTCGCGGTCAAATTTCGCGTTGTAGAAAATCAGATGGCAGCGGTCGAAGAGGTATTGGAGGATGCGACGTGCGGCTTCACGGGGGACGTTCTTGCCCCTCTCGTGATTGATCGGAACATAGATGCCCTCAACACCGTCCGCGCTCAAGCAGACACCAGCGATCTCAACCTTGACTTCGTAGGTCAACTCATACGAGCCGTCTGGTTGCTCCTGCATGTCGATCAGGATTCGAGTATCGAGACCATTGCCTTCGGTGTCTACCGCGAGAGCGGGGGACGTTTCTTTGCCGTATGTGTGGTGACGAGACTTGTCCGCGAGCAGATTGTCTACCCACGCTTGAAGGGCTTCTTCCGTATCCAGCAGTTTGAAGGCTTTCTCAGCCATCCACGGCTTCTTGATCTTCTCAATGTCTAGCTCGCGAAGACGAGCCCGATACATGGAACGGAGATCGGACGGCGGCTTTGGTTTCTTGACCTTCTTGGTCCGCTTGAGCTTGACCTCGCCCGTGTCCTGTTGAATCTTTGCCATTATTCCTCTAACTCGTACAAGGCGTTGAGGAAATCCAGAAGATAGTCGTCAACTGGTTCATCAATTTGCAAGTTTTGAACATGGAGCAATCCGCCTTCTTGATCCGCTCGACAGTGTAAACAAACACAGCCTTCATACACAAAATCGGTATGTCGGCATGGAGCACCAGTGATGGGGTCGGAGCACTTGACTGCCATTAGAACCTCCTTAACGCCAGCCCACTCATGCCCGGACGCTTGACTTCAGTCAACACGCCGTCCTTCAATTCAACGTCGGCGTATAGCTCGAACATCGCCCGCGCCTGACCCTTGAAACACCGCTTGATGCAATTGAATCCAACGGGTTTTTGGATGATCCTCGTACCGCCGTTGGCACCTGTGGCGGCTATGGGCTTGGTGATGGTGTCGTACTTCTCTTTGTCGGCGAAAATCTTACCGCAGTAGATGCAGCGTGGTTTTAGCATTTGGGTTATTCCTTGTCGTCCAGAATTCGATTTACCGCCTCTTGTCCTAATACTCTCGCCAGACGCATTGCGGCTTTGAAATGTAGCTTTGTCGCTTCTTCGGGTTCGCGGGCCTTCTTAGCCTCGTCCGCCCCCTTCTCGAAATCGAGAGCACCGAAGTAAACGTGGATGTACTCCACGGCTAACTCGTAATCTTTCGATGTTCTAACATCTTTGACAGCGCGAACGAGGAATGGTTCAGACAGATCACTGAAGGTGACCTCTGTTGTGATCTCTTCGTCCTCGTCTTGCTCGATGAGAACATCTGGAAGTGCGGGGAGTTCGAATTCCTTTTCGATCCATTTGAGGGCCTGCACCCACGTGCATCCGAGGGATTCTTTTACAAAGCGGATGTGATCGTAATAGCCCTTACCTGCGGGGCAACCAAAACAGAAGCCATCGTTGGAGCCGCGATAGACCTGAAAAGACGGCGTGGAGTCAGTGCCGTGGAAAGGGCAACTGATTTTATCTCCCACGTTGCGGACGAAGTGGGCAACTACGTCATCGAACCGAACGTCTTCGCGGATTCGTTCAATTCGCCGGGGATTGATGCCCCGTATGACTCCCGCCCGATAAAGTTTATCAGCCGTGCGCTTCTGGAAATCTACATCTTGAACGTCGGGTGCTTCGGTGTATTTGTCTGGCACGCTGCCCTCTGTGTCTAATACCAAAATTTTGAGAATAGTCAACCAAAATAAAGGGCTGTGGCGGCACTACTTAAAAATGCAACAGTGCCGTTGTGTTTCGCAACATTGGAAAAATGCACAGAACACAGGGGTTACACCGAGATCGGGTTTTATCTGTTGCGAATCGCAACAAAATAATTCCGTCGTGTAAATGTAAGATACTGAGGGGTAAGGACTTAGAGTTTGGCTGTTTAATTGCTATAGTAACAGTGGAGGTTATCATGACAGTCATTCTGGTTCTGCTCACGTTCATTCTCTTCCTGCTGATCGATTACTTCAAGAGTCGCGGCAAGGTTCCTGTTCCCGCCACAGCCTATCAGGTGTCGCGACCGCTCACACCCGCGCTCGTAAACGGCTTCAGTGTGCCGACGAATCTCCTCTACCACCCCGCCCACACGTGGGCTCTCAAAGAATCCCCCTCGCTCGTGCGCGTAGGCATGGACGACTTCGCATCCAAGCTGATCGGCAAGATCGATTCGATCACGCTACCGCAGCGTAACACATGGGTACGACAGGGACAACGGTTCGCCACGGTCACCCGTGATGGTCGCACCGTTGATCTGATTTCGCCGATTGAGGGTATCGTGACCGATGTCAACTCTGACGCCATTCGCGACCCCGAGGCCGCACGCAAGGACGCCTATAGCGGCTGGCTCATGACTGTGGACTCGCCCGACCAGAAGACATGCCTCCGCAACCTGTTCAACGGCAGCATGGCACGATTGTGGATCGAAGAGGCCGTAGATCGCCTGCACCCCGCCATGGCACAGGACGGCGGCGAAGCGTGCAACGACTTCCTGACAGGGATGGGGAGCAGGGATTGGGAGGCAACTACTCGGGAATTCTTGCTCAACTAAAGATTTTTTCGACCAACCGAGCCTCCTACCCCCCAATATATAGGTAGGAGGCTTTTCTCATGGCAAACGACAGCGGTCTGTGGAAACTTGTGGTGTACCCCTTTGTGGCGGGAATTGTGTTCACGGGAGCGGTGTACGGCGGGGTGCGCTGGTTAATCTATTTCGCGCATCACATTGCTTGGAAATAATGGTGGGAAGGGGGAGAATCGAACTCCCATCTCCTGTTTTTCAGACAGGCGCTAAGTCCACATCAGCTACCGACCCATTATGATAGGTGGAATTTTGGTGGGAAGGGAGGGATTTGAACCCCCGACGCCAGCCTCTTCAGGGCTGCGCTCTACCGGGCTGAGCTACCGACCCACATGATTACAGGCCCCCGCCCATGACGGCGGGGATGGTAAACAAGTCGAGGATGCGGTAGATGCGGTTCATAGTTTTAACCTACTGAGTAATCGAAGGACGGGCGGTCAACCGTAGTCAACCCCCGTCCCTCGCGGTAATGCCAGCCTGAAGCCAAAAGGCTCCAGTTTCCCCTGACAGGGCGAGCGATTCGTAACCGTGAGGTGTCAGCCTCAGAGGTCTTTATCGCCCCTTGTAACTGGCAATTAGAAAAAACCAGCGTCGGGTGGGACCTCCTAGCTGGCGCAGTCGATGCTTTGTCCCACGGTACTTGAGGAAGGCGTTCTAAACCTGTGCCATTGTCTCGGCTCGGTCATTCTGGCCCCTCCCCAAACTTAAAATCTTTTCTTTGCTAATTGAACCTTGCGGTTCCGAATCTGCCGCACGCCCTCGGCGCACTGGCAAGCTTTCTGCAAGGCTAAACACGTTCCACAAAAGGATTCGGAAATCAAAATACTGCTGTTGATTCCCTCTTTGAAGTACGGATTGCAGCTATACTCCATGTTGCACGGTTCCAACTTAGTGCCTTTCTGATCCGCGTGGTTTTTCACGTTGTTCAGAAAAATACAAGTATCACAACCCATCTTTTCTCTCTTTCAAAGCGTCGGCGGGGCTTTCGCCCCGCCGTTGGTCGGGGCCACTTGGTTTACGTCCAAGAACGGGGGCGAGACGGCGAACCGTTTACCCTCCACCACTCGGTTTACGTCCGAGAACGTGAACTTATCCGCAGATTTCAGGCCCGCAGCTTTCGGCGTTACCCGTGCTCTCGTTGGGCTCGTACACTTTAGCTGCGTAAACGTACTCACCTTCGGCGAAAGGTCCTGCCGAAGCATTGACCAGCATGTACCCCAGTTTAGCCAATGTGTCGGCGTTTGTCAAGAGGCGCATTTTATTGGTCGTCTGACCGTAATGCGAAGCTTCAACTTCCAACACTGGGCGACCCTTTGTATCTGTCGTAACGGCGAATTGCACTCCACCGCCCCCGATCTCCAAAAACACTTCATTCAAAGTCTCGCCCATACGATCCTTTCAAAATGCTATTGGGACCTAGCTGCGACTGGCTACGCAGGGTCGTCGGCTCCCGCCGAAGGTCTTGCCTATCAAGCGTCCCAACAGCAATCTTCGCCCCCACTGTTCTCGCGGTATTACCGTCCGATTGGATACGGAAGCGTTGCCCCAATTCTTGGGTTACCCGTTCAGGGGGAGCACCCACCCATCAATCTCAAAACTATGCGGGCACGAGCTTGGTTAGGCTCCGACCTTCTGCCGTAGTTGCAACGGCCTCCCGATCTTGCTTAGTCGCCGCACAAACTTTCCCAGTCGGCAGGGACTCCCGATTCTCCACCCTGCATGACCCCAGTCCCATTTAAGGGACACAGTTGAGCCTGTGCTCGAAGACTGTGCTGACCGCTTGGGTCTCCACGTTCGGAATCCCGTCGCAGCGGGAACCCCTTCCAAACGCTTTAGCGTCTCTATTTCTGGATCGTGTCTATTTCCGCCACGACTGGAAAAACGATTGTGGCGGGGGATAGCAGCCGTAAAACACGGCCCCACTAGGCTCACGCCCACGTTCTTTTGGTAAATCTCCCTTGAAGAACGATTGCTCATATCTCGTATCGTAGCTCGAACAGGAGCAGGACACAGAGACACCGCCACAAAATTACTACTCCCATCCGAGGCAGTTCGAACTGCTTGTCGGCGTCGGCTGTAACCAGCGAACGAGCGATTTGAGCTTACCTTTCGGCAGAGGCTTGCGGAGTTCGTTAAAAGCGGCCTGAGAAGCGATTTCACAGGTTTCACGCCGCACGCTTTTACGTTATGGCGGTTCCCCGAACAATGACTCCACTCAGGCACAAAGTCAAAGTCCAATGAGGACCTGCTAATCACAGCCGCTATTACGCGGCAACCTTACTTGTTGTCAGGCGGCTGTCGGCTTTGGCCCTGAGGATTTACACAGGAGCGACTCACCTATCATGACCTGACAACAAAATGGTTGCAGAGGCTTGGAGTCGCACCAAGTACACCGTTCGGCTTATGAGGCCGATGAGCCGCAGTTGCTCGATCCCTGCTTCAAACTTAACAATCCCGCGTGAACCTTGCGATGACAATTCTCACACAGAACCACGCACTTTGCAATCTCAGCTAAGACTCGTTCTCGACTGAATTGCCTTGCGATTGCGTATGCTATCGTAAATTCTTTCTTGTCCTTGTCCACGTGATGAAATGAAAGGCAGCAATAAGCCGTTTCAGGACACAACTTGCAGGACAATTTCAAAGACTGGAAGAGCTTTCGTATCTCCTCCTTGTACCGTTTCTTTCGCTGGCTAACCAGCCGCTTGTGCTCCGCTCTGTACACGGGATCGTTGTTGTAACGATCTCGAAGGTACTTTGCGTGTTTTGCAGGGGTAGTAGGCACCCTACAAGTATACCACAGCCGCAACTCGATCCCCGGGAGACGCTAGGCGACTCCACTTGCAAGGCGCGTGCGCCTCACTGGGGAAACCTTTGGTAGCGGGGGGAGGATTTGAACCTCCGACCTCCGGGTTATGAGCCCGACGAGCTACCAGACTGCTCTACCCCGCGTCAAAATTATACAGCGGCCTGAGCCCACATCCACCTTCTACGGGGCTAACCCCTCGGGCGACTGCGATGCATCCCGAACCCAAGCCGACTTCCCTACCGAGGCAATGGATGAATGCCCCTTCACTAAAATGGGCTGAACGAATGGTCAGGGTTTTTTACTGTTTAAGGTCGCCCGCCAGCCCGCTGTTGGCCGACCCCCTTTACTGCCATTTACACAGCAAGGGTAGCCTGTCCTCCGTGGTCTACCAGCGTACCACGATACTCGACAAGGTACAACTATCTGGGAATCCTTGTCAATCGCCGTGCTACTAAACTTCTCGCAACATGCTCTGCAATTGCTCGGCCAACTCTTTCGCCTGATCGCGGCTCACATAAACCGTGCCCGAATCCCCGCAATCCATGCGGATGCCGATCACGTTGGGCTCGTCGCCATCAGCCATCAACCAAATGTGGTCGGTTGCGTTGCCGTTCAAGCGCAATGTCTTATCCAGTGCAATAGCCATACGGCCTCCAGAAAGAAAAAACCTCGGCAAGTGCACTCCCCCGTTTCGACCCGCTGGGTACTTATTCCCCAGAAGGGAGAGGCACGACGACCAAACAGAGTCGGGCACCACGTCGGCTGTCATCCGGGAGTCGGGCATATCCGCAAAGCCCCAACTCCCTTGAACCTGCTTGTTAGCGTCCCGCAGCGGAGCGGGTGCCGAGGCACATCAGGGCATGGTCGCAACTGTCGCCAAATTGAGCCGCCTGTAATTGCCGGCGGCACCCTCATTACAATAATACGCTAGTTTCAAAAGATTATCTACCTTCAACTTTATCGCGCCGACGAAATTCAGCTTGCGTCCACGATTGGCGAAGCGCCTTACGGCGTTTATGAGCACAAGAAAAATACTTTGCCGAGTGGCACTGACGACAGCCGCAGTTGAGGTTGAACTTTGCGTAGCGACCCCACTCCGTGGGTGTGTACCACCCCATTTGCTGCTGGTAAAACGGAGAACCCTCGTGCGGCTCCTCGTTGTAGTGGGTCCAAATTTTCGTCGCGATGAACTTGCGACGGGCGATTACACGTTCGCGCTGGTGACGACGTTCGTCACGAGACGTTGGATGAGACATGGCTTTCACTCCCCGACCGCTCACACCTTATGCGGTATGTGCGGTCTTGCTAGGGTTAGTAGCCATCTGCTCGTCCTCCTGTGAATTGAATTGTCGGGTATCCGATACTGTGTTTGGGCAGTTAGTAGCCAGATGCTTTTGGCCCTATAGCCTCGGAAGGGTCCGCAGACTCCCGACTTCCCTAAATTTCGGCGGCGTTTCAGCCGCCAGCACTGCATAACCAAAACCGAGCGCGGTGCACCGCCTCGGCTGGATATTCAAAGAACGGGTGCGTCTGTTCTGCACAAACTTGTGGGGCTTTCCCCATCCGGCTCGAAGCCTACGGGTCTTAAACCTACGCTTTAGCGTGGTGGGATTCGAACCCACGTCCTTCCCCGTCAATAGGGGTTGCCGATCCGCTGGGCGTCACGCTAAAGAACCTTTGGTGGATGGTTCGCTTGGGTCGCTTTCGCGTCTTTCCGCCTTTTGGCTCCCAACATCCCCGCCCCTGCTGTTAACACGACTGTACGTGACTGCTTACGCTATCAGGGCATCCACCAAAAATTGGTGCCGGATGCTGGGATCGAACCAGCGGCCTTCGGCTTATGAGACCGACGCTCTGAGCCAACTGAGCTAATCCGGCTAAACGTCGGGGAATCGGTGACCGACTCCCCAGTTCCTCCCACACGTGGTGGGTGAATCTTAAAAATTCAACTTACTCGCCAGAATCTCAGGTCGAATTACAACTTTCGACCAATCTGGTTGTTCGAACCATTCGGGGTGCTCGTAATAGTTACGGAGATGACTATGGATTGGAAGACCTTCATTATCTAGTATGCCAAATCCCGTCTCATCAGTATCTTGCGGCATTCAATCTCCTTAAAAGTCTGGAAAGAACGCGGTTGCTTTCTTTGCTTTGGGTGCCGCCTCAGCGGTATCTTCCGAAAGCTCGATCTGCCCCTGTTCTCTCACGACTTCATCATACGGCTTACTGTTAATCTGAGCAAGCTCTGTTTCAAAACCACTATACAAGTTGCTGCCCGATGCCAGCTTGGTGAGGTGAGCGACCTCGCGTTCAGCGTCGGCCTTCTCTTCCAAAGTCACTGGGCTCTCGGCCAACCACACGTCGATGAACGATAGCTCGCCCTTCTCAGCGGCTTTCTTCCACGGGTCATAGGTCTTTACGTCAACCTTCTCGTGACCCTCTACGCCTACACGAATCTTTGACATGGCGGTCCTCTGTCTAATAGGTTTGATATTCACCAAGTGCCTATAGGACGATACTGCTTTCGTTGGAAAAGAGCCGCGAGTTTTCGCAAAAACCACATAAATTTGGTCGGGGAGGCGAGATTCGAACTCGCGATCCCATGCTCCCGAAGCATGTGCGTTACCGCTACGCTACTCCCCGAAATTGGTTGCAGGGCTGGGAGTCGAATTGAACCCAGCATCTCTCGGATCGCTGCTCAGCGTCTTGCGTCAACGTTGCTCGTCTATTTCCTTGCGGATCACCGTCTCACATCAACTTGCCAGCGCAACGACCCCGCGCACTTTCGTGCGGGATGTTCTGCCATTTGAACTACCTGCAAACTCTTGCCGCCAGTCTTGCTACACGTGGCGGGTTACCCCACCTTACTCGAAAAACTTTTCTTGAACTCTTCAACGACGACTTCGAGGCTATGTCTTGCTTCCGCCTCATCCGCGCCATAACCTACGAGTTCTGCACCGTTGTGGTGCCCGAACTCGTTGAAGAAGAAAGGAAGTTCAACCCTCGCTTCATAGCTGTCGTGCTTCTCTTTGCCATCGTTGATGATTTTTGCATCCATAAAATTCCGATGGCGTATGAAGTGAGCATTGATCCTTGGCTGAGCACCATCAACACCGTTTGCAAAATCTTGGGGCGACCTAAGCTGGCACTGGTACTTGCGTGGTCTCCAGCCATCGACGTATTATGCACAGCCTGCGACCGAGTACCCGGCGACCTCGCAGACCGCTCCACCCCGTTCTTCGATACCTGCCTGATCCCACGTTGCAGACTTTCGTCTGTGCGAGTCAGCCCTCGGGCGGGGCACTTTCAAAACTTTGGTCAGGATGAGAGGATTTGAACCTCCAAGGTCATAAAGACACCTGCATCCGAGGCAGGACGGCTGCCAAGTTACCGTTCTACACCCTGACATTGTAAAATTTGGTCGGGGTGGGGAGATTCGAACTCCCAGTGATCTTATCTCCCGCTTCCAAAGCGGGTCGGCTCCCAACTACCGATTTACACCCCGATTATGCGTTTTTCCGCCTAAAAGCGTTTTATACGGAAAACCGCCTAAAGCACAAAATCGAGGCAAATGTCTTGGAATTCAGTTGCTTACAGCGCCCCGATGCCTAGCAGCACGGGGTTGAGGCTCTTAGAGCACTTCACCCCCGCGCACGGTAGGCGTGCACGGTCGAAACATCGGGGTTGGTCGCATTGTGTTCATAAAGTCGTCCCGATTCGTGCCCAGAGCCGTAGCTAAACTACAGATGCTCACGAATCGTAAGATTGGTGTGGGGCACGAGTTTCCACCGTTCTGTAATCTGCGCCCTTCCCAATCTCTACTATAATACCATGGAAGTTTGAATTTTAGTTAGGAAAATCGAAATTTATTTCCAAGGCACGGGGTCATGGGCGTTCAGTTGTTCGCGGCGGTCCATAAGCTCCTGCCTTCGCGGTTCGTGTATTTCGGCTGCACGCCATCTACGATCAGCGGCTCCCGCGTGCCCTCCACAACGACGTTCTTCCGACCCGTCCAAACTCTAGTCTTGGCGGATTTCTTCACGGCTTTCACAGTTCATCCTCCACGATTTGCGGCGAGGCGTTGTCAAAACCGCCAGCACACGACTCACATTCCTGCCGCTTGGTCTTGCCGTGCTTGCACATCGGTTCAGCAGTTCCCAGTCCGTAAAACTGCCGTACTTCCATCAGCAGCCTACCGAGCCAATTCTCGCCGAGGGGTGCATGAGGAAAATCACACTTGCCCATGCACACGCCCCAGAACGTGTCGTGCCAGTGATTGCCTTCGATCAACTCGGCTTGAAACGTGGAGATCAGCTTGCGCTTGGGAATGCTCGGCCTGAACTTCTGCATGAGCAGATCGCGCATGATACCGATCTTGACTTCTTCCCAGTCGGGACGTAGCTTCAAGGACCGTCCCATCCTCTTTGCTCTCGCGGACGTTACGCCGAGGTAACGGAACTTCTCACGTTGCGCTGCATCGAGCGTCTTTGCCGCTTGGTATGCATGTTCAACCGAGGTATACACCTCAACCATGGCGTCGGGCATCTCATGGGCGTAAATCATCCCATCGGTGGTGACCCATAGCCGAACTTCGCCGAGTGCGAAGTTAGACAAGAAAGCCCAAGCTCCGGTAAAACTATCGATTTTGGTTGGGAGTTTTATGTGCCCTCTGATCTGGAACTTCGGATTATGGTTTTAGCAATGACTCTCGCTGCCAATGTTCGTTCGAGAGCTTCTGCAAACGCCATGCGGGTGCACTCTTCGCAACCGGCGGGGAACGATACGGGTGCGATCATGAGGGTAACCTTGGTGTCGTGTGGTCCGCAAACGTAACCATTTGTAGTTTCAGCTATTCTCAACATCTTCGTCCTCAATCATGACAGCCGCATTTCTTCGGGCATTGAAAGATCAGTGGGCCTGTGGCGAATCCGTTGTACACCCCGCCAAGAGCACAACAGTCGCACTCGGCACGTCCAGCAGTCAGGATCGCCTGCCGCAGGTCGGCAATGTCAAAAGTAGGTGTCGGGTCAATCCCGTGCCATCCCTCAAGCATACTCACTGTCCGCTGCTTCGTCGCTGGAGATCACGCGGCAGTTGTCAGGACGGCATTCCGTCGCCGCCACGCACTCAGCTTCCAGTTCACACTCGGCTTCAATCTCCACCGTACCGCTGTATTCAACCTGATATTTCGGCATCATCATCCTCCATCGACAGTGGCAACTCTGCCGCACATTCGAGCCAATCCTTTTGAGTGGGCTCGTCCATAAGCTCCCAGTGCTCGTACATGTAGTCCAGCGACGAGGCGATCATCGCGTTCTTTTGCCTCACCAACTGGTTGTACGCTTCATTGTCACCACGGGCGAATGCCAGCATCACTGCCTTGACGACGATCAGCAATTCCATGTGCCTCTTGGCACAGTTGTTACAGAATGTTTGAACGTCGTCCATATCGGGTAATACTGACTATTCGATTGTTCCGTCTTTGTGAACCATCAGGATTTCTTCGCTGATGCGGTACGCCATGACCACTTCCTGATCGTAATACTTAGCGGTCATCCAGCAAATCTCCTCGATCTGGCGTCTGGTGCCGCTGATCTTGACGGGGATCATCCGCTCGGCGAACACGTTCTTGCTGACGGGGTGAACCCACTGACCTTTCTCTACGGGACGAATGGTCAAGCCGCCCGTGATGGCACGGACGCGGGTATCCCACTTCTTGTGGAAGCCCTTGACATATTCGGTCTGGGTCCGATCAATCGTCGGCACCAAGATTTCCCAGAGTTCGTGCATCATAAGTTCCCCTTCTTCAACATCTGGCGGACTTGATCGGGCGAAAACATAACTGGCACCCTGCCCACGCAAACCTTGGGGTGCTGCGCCTTAAGCCTCTCAATAACTTCCTCGATCCCCTGACGGTTTATGCCCGCGTCCATGATGATATTCAGGAGCTTTTCCAGCCCCTTCATCTCGCTTACCCGCATGAACCCGATGTTCAACGGGTATTCCGTCCCGTCAGGGAGAATCGCGTACATCCCCATCGGTCGGTCCCTTGCCGTGCAAAATGGTGAGCGATCTCTATCGTGCCTCTGCCCATCATCGTACTCGACTCGGATCGAATTAGACTGGCTCGGCAATGTCGCTCTCTTTGAGAAGCTGGTACGTCATCTGGTACGGCAGGCGGTGCGAGCCCTCGGCGACATCCGCAACGGCGTTGTAGGTGTCAACCACCTTCTTGAGTTCGACGGTGGTTAGCGGGCGTACCAGAAGATCAATCTCTTCGCCAATCACGTTAGTCACTACGATAGCGGCGAGAGTGCCGTCACGGTCTACTGCAAGTCTTGAGAGTCCCATGTCTTCTCCTGAATTTTCTTAAGTGTCAACCAAACAGCTATTCGACGTACTAAGGGCTCCAATCTACTCGGCCCGAATACGGGCGTTTTACCGTCCGTGAGCAGCTTCATTTATTTTTCTCCAGTTTGGCAATCTCAGCATACATGTCCATGATGGGCTGAGGGGTGCGACTCACATGCCAGTTGTTCTCTTCCCAGTGCCGCACCTTCTCTTTCAGCAGTCGAAGATAGATTTGGTTATCCATCAATCTAGCCCCCATTTGTTCAGCCAAATTTTGAACATTGTCCAACGAAGAAGCTCCGGGTTGCTGATCGGATGCCAGCCCTGAGCCGTGTCATCGAGAGAGGTTAACCCGCGTTCGTCTTGAATGATGCACAGGTCCACTGGACAATCTGATGTGGCGGGAATCCACCAACACTCGTACCTGCCTGTTGTTGTGTACACGTGGTTATTCTACCATGAAGGGAGAGGATTTGGTTAGGAAATCGTGGTAAGTAACCGTTTTTGTTTACAATACGTTGGAGTCTGGGAATGACAGTTCGGACAATACTAAATGGTTTGGAAGTTCAAATTTTGGTGTCCGAAGGGGGACTTGAACCCCCACGACCTTGCGGTCACTGGCTCCTAAGGCCAGCGCGTCTGCCATTCCACCACTCGGACAAATTTGGTGCGGCTAAGAGGAGTCGAACCTCCACGGGGTTGCCCCACTAGGGCTTGAGCCTAGCGCGTCTGCCATTCCGCCATAACCGCATAATCAGCACCTTTGTACCGATTAAGCCTGTAAACCGTTGTAAGCGGCATATTTCCACTCCCGTCGCCATTTTGCGCTGAACAGTGAATATAGCCTTTCGAGTAAATATGGTGCCGCCGACAGGGATCGAACCTGCATGGCTGTAAACCACTGGATTCTGAGTCCAGCCTGTCTGCCAATTCCAGCACGGCGGCAAAATTTTGGTGTGGCCGGAGGGACTTGAACCCTCACACCTTTCGGCATCACCCCCTCAAGATGACGTGTCTGCCAATTCCACCACGGCCACATACCGTTTCACCATCCGATGAAACCCCTCGAAACAGTGAAACTCGCGATATGCTTTATTGCATCAAACCGCCGACCTGATGTAATAAAGCACATCAAATTTGGTGTGCCTAAGAGGACTTGAACCTCCACGGGGGTATCAGCCCCAACGGACTCTCAGCCCGCCGCGTCTGCCAGTTTCGCCATAGACACAAATCTGGTGCCGGGAGCAGGATTCGAACCTGCGAACCTCCTAAGAGGGACTGCTTTACAGGCAGTTGGTTTTAACCGCTCACCCATCCCGGCATATTCTCCACAAAAATCAAAAGCCGCCTTTTCAGGCGGCTTGTTCAAATTCGGGTGTAATAACGTTACCCTTTGAACACACCGCCCCGACGATAGCTAAGGTACAAGCTATACAGTCGCAGTGACGGTGATAGGGTTACGTGGGTCATAATGTTCACTTCTACATAATACCACGGTAGTCAAGATTTTCGCTAGGAAAATCAAAAATTATTTTTCGGCAATCTCAATAATCCCGATTATCTCCGGCTGAGGCGGGCGGCGGGATGGTCTTCCGCTCCTCGGGAATCGCGGGCGTGTCGATGGGTATCTGCAAGATGGTGTTGATCTTGGCGATGCAGCGGTTGCACAGGTCTTTCTTCATCCCGAAAATGTTCGTGCCCTGAGTCACTTTGATACGGGGTAGTGGGGCGTGACTCGCCGTGGGTGCGCCCATGTATACTGTACGGCTGCCGCTGGTGTCCTTACTGGGGTCGTCAACGCTGTCGTCCTGAGCGTGACAGCCGTCGCAATGCAATATGTGTGCCATTTCAGTTCTCCTTGGTTTCTCGTGGGAGCCCGTTGGTCTGAATGTAGGCGTATCCCCAAGGCGCTAATAGCATCCGTTCCATGAATTGAGCACCAGTCTCCGATGCCCTTCCGCCGATGGCTTTCTTCTTGTCGGACGAGAAACACAGCACTTCTACGAAGGTGCGGTATTTGTAATTCAGGTTGCTGGGGTCGCACATGAGGTATTGCAGCACTTCCTTTTCCCAGTCGTACACGCCTTCTTTTTTGAACTTCTCCCGATCTCGCCGCTTCAACTCAGCTTGCCACAGGGCCTTGCGTGTTTTGCTGGTGCGTTTTTCTTCCGCCTGTTCAGCGATGTGGCAGCGACAATCACAATCCATACAACAGCCGACTGGGGAATCCCACGGGCCGTCGAGTTCCACCACGGCGCACAAGCACTTCGGCTTACGGAGTTTGGTGTGGCACTCGCAGTCGCACTTGGATAAATCGCAAGGAACGTTGCCTACGACTCTCTCCTCGCAGTTATTCGAGCCTTGAGGTTTGCTGGGATCGTAGTTTGGGTTGGGTTCAAACGTCCACTCATCACAATGAACGCACCATGCCTTGTCCCCTGCGGGACATATTTTATTGCCGATAGTTTTACGATATTTGCGACCAGCCATTAGATCACCAACCTTACGAACTTCTGCCGTTCCGCAATTAGTTTTTCCGTTGCGTTCATAGAAACTCCTCACCCTTCGGCAACTTTTCAACTGTGCTCCACTTGAGCAGGGATTCGGGGATGTCTCCCATAATTTCACGCAAGTATTCGCCCGCGCTTGCTTTGTCCACAGCTTGGATGTAGAGGGTGTCGCCTTCAGCGACTACTTTGAAAATTTTGCCCTTCTTGGTCTTCATGCCATTTGCCTTTCGTCATTTTGCCCAACTCGGGTCTATCAATTTGAAATTCGTCCACAACGGTAAATCAAGTGTTGGCTTGAAAGGTTTCTTGCCGTCGCAACACCGTTCGCAGACTTGAGCATTGCCTATTTCTGTGAAGAAAAGGTGCTTCTCACAAAAATAGAGGCCGCAACCGTTGTCCCCACCGTAAAGGTCACCGCCGCAAACGTACGACAATCCACGGTCAATTCTTTTCCCGCACTTGGGGTGGTCGCAAATGGAGGGAACCCCATACCCAATATCCCGCTTCCAGCGTTCATCGTAGCCAACTGCCCAGCCCATTAAACCGCCCCCACTTCATCTGTTAGTTCCTTAATTCTAGCACCTTCGTACAATTCAAGCATAGGGTAAACCGCTTTGAGACGCTCGAAAGTCTTCTTGATGTGGTCCCCGTTCACCGCTGTCACCACCAGTACGGAGTTCATGCGGGGAATCATGATGCACGTTTCCTTGGTGATATCGAAGTCACGGAAGACCTCGTACATGATCTTGCGGGAGAACAGAACCTCGTTGAGGATGTCCCCGCCCGATTTAGATCGGAAATTGTACGGAATATCCTTAGCTGTCAGAATGGTTTCCGGGCCCTGCGCGAACACTGTCTCGGCAAGGCGCGGTGTCGTCCCCGGCTGCCAAGCGATGTAGAACGGTTTGAGGTTAGGGAACACCCGTAAGTATTTGTCGCCGCCAACTCCGATCATGCTGAGGTTGCGGCTGTCCGCGAAGGCTGGCGTGCTGCCTTTGGGACTCACCCTGAAGCTCACCTGTCCGTCGAACTGAGCGATCAGGTTGACCGCCCGCACCCTGCTGATGAGGTTGTTGAACTTCTGCTCATCTGTGGTCTTAGCTTCCTTGATTTTTTTGGCTTTGGGTGCAAATGGGTCGAGTTTTGGGTGCTTCCAGCTACCCTTGATACCCGCTAGTTCCTTCTGGGCATCCCCAACGGCATACTGCATCCCTGTGTAACCCTGAAGGTTCAGAAGCACCTGCGTAAAGAGGTTGTAATCCAGCAGGGGGTGGGCGAGCTTGAGGATCATCAGCTTGTCGTAGCCCGTGGGAGTGGACTTAACTTCAGGCCCAGCTTCCAGCCACGCAGCTTCGAGAATCTTCCAGATGATAGCCGCCCAGTGGTTAGTACGGCTGAATTCTACACCCTCGGGGGCTTTCTGAAGCTGTGCGGCAACGCCTTTGAAAAGGTCTTCGGATGGAATCTCGGGCGCTGGGATGGCAAAGAATCGCTTGAACGCGGCTTCGAGTGAAGTCTCAGACTCAAATGTCGAATTGATCTTAGCCGTGAAAAGCTCGGCTACACGCTGGTAGATTTCTTGCATACTTTTTGAACCTTCTCTCGTGGACAATACCCGTACATTCCTCTGGAACAGTTGCAATTCCAACACAGCAGACGAAACTCATCCTTGGGAAATCCACGTTTACGCAGCCACGAATAAAATGGCGCACCACTACTGGGGCATTTAGCTTCTGTTCGTTGCTTTCTACCCCCACCCTTTATATGATCGACGTTCAAGAACTCGGGCTCATTAACCATACACCCACACGGGCAACTGCATTTACCGCCATAAACTTGTAACGTTTCATGGCGTAATGCCTTAAGCCATTCTTTAATGCGTAACGCGCATTGTTCGCATTTTGAACCGTGTGCTGGCGGTTTGCCACAATGACACAAACCCAACTTTCTGTTCTTTCTTGCAGCCGCGTTCACCCGATTTGCGTGTACCGAACACTGTTTTTTACCTGACACGACAGCTTTTCCACAGTGGCAAAGCCCCTTCAAACGATTCGCTGCCGCCCAGTCTTTCATTTGCTGGCCGCAACATATTTTGCAGACTTGACGCCTCCCACCCCTGCTTGGCGTGTGTAAGGCAAATTCACCAATGGGTTTTGGTGTATCACACTTCTTACAAGTTCGTTCCTTTTCCATTCATGATCCCCTGAACATCTACGGCTAGGGATACGCCACGGTCAAAAAGGTCTTGACACCCTTCCCGTCCCTCCACAACTCCCTGCATAGAATAATTCAGAAAGTCTAAAATCTCTTGATAAGCGTCCATGGCGGCATCTCGACCATTGAATGCCTTGAGGCGAGTGCCGTACTTTCGTTCACCAAGGCGAATGCGGGCCTCAATGTCTTCTGCGATCTCGTAAAGACCTAACGCTTTGAGCCGCTCAGCGGCAACGACAGCGACATCAATACCATCGCCAACGGGTGTGGGCTGTGGGGCAGCCGCGTCATAATGTTTGGACTTACCAAAAACAGCGTCAGCAAAGCTCTTTGGGTCGCGCAGCGGGGTCGATGTTATATCGTCAGAATAATTGTTTGGTTCGGAAGTTATGCCCATGGGGAGAATCCTCTCCATGTCTAATACCCGATTTTAGATGTCTCCATGGAGGACAAAGGGTTTAATCTCTTCATAAATCATACGAGGTATAGGGCTATGTCGCTTGACGAGATCGAATTGATTGACACTTTCCAAGGGCCACCCCTTGGCTTCAACGCTACCCGCCTTTTCGCAAATACTTTCGGCTTGTTCCTTGCTGGTCACATATCCAATAATTTCATAGCCAAACGCTTGATCGAGGCTGTTTTCTAATCTATCCGTCCACATCTTTTTAATGAGATACATTAAAAATCCATCTCCTCTTTGAGGCCCGCACGCCATGCTTTCCAAAGTTCGACCTTTGGCTTCATCTTCTCCACTATCTGCTCAAGGGAAGGAGGATAGAAGTCCCAGCAATCCACGCCCACGTCGAACGAGAGCATGTTGCCCAGTACCCTGTCCTTCCAACCCTCCAGTTGGTTGTGGGAATGCCCATACAGCGACCAGACGCCTTTGTTGGAGCCGTGCCACGTAAGATGAGCGTAATGGCTCAGCATAATCTTGTGCTTGGTCTGGCCTGCGTCCATGATGCCCGAGGGAATCACGACATCAATGCGCTTCCTGTCCTTGACCCAAATCCATGCTCCGTGCTTCGCCATCTGCACGGCGATGCTGTCATGGTTGCCTTCGAGCAGGAAGTTCTGTCCGATGAGGCGCTTTTGGATAGCCAAAGCCTGTTCCAGTGTGCAGTTCAGGAAAACGTCACCCAGATTGTAGACGCGGGAACTCTTCTTGACCACGGAGTTACGCCGCTCGATAATCGCCTCGTTCATCTCGGCGAGCCCAATGGCCTCCAACGCTTTCAGGTCGTGCTTCAGGGCGGCTTCATCGTCCGCAAAAACCTTCACCGATTCCTCGCTAACCTCTCCAGTCTTCAGGAGGGCCTTGGCAACGTTCAGATGGTTCTCGGCGGCGGACCACTTCCTACCCAATTCCATGAGTTGGGCTTGCGGACCAAACGGGCGTCCCTTCCCGAGCCACAGGATTTTGCCGTGGTTGAAGTGGTAATCGCTGGTAAAAAACACGTCAGACGTTTGCGTTAAAATGGTCATAAAGCCTTACAATCCATTCACGAAATTCCTGCACCGTTCGAACATCTTTAGCACGATTACAGATTGAACAACAGGGAACGATATTACTTCGTGTGTACCCCTTTGTATTATCTTCCCTGTCAACAATATGGCAAAACAATATTTTATTCCTCAATGGATTTCTTCGCCACTATCATACCACAGTAGTCAAGCTGCACCTTGTCAAGGCACTCTTTGCCGCAGACCAACGCTTTGCTCAGGGGTTCCCGCCACGCCCGCTGGTATGACATCGGCCTAGCACAGCCCGCACAGAAAAGTTCGAAGTCTCGCATTAGAATTCCTCGACCTTCAAGTTACTGGGGTGCATCATCTTGTCCACGGACTCGATTACCGAATCCTCCATCTCATCGTTAAGAACACTGATCTCAAAATCCTCGTTGATCTCCCTGAGTCTGCGGGCGACCTCGGCCTTGTGCCACTTCAGGAATACGTCGTTCCTCGCCAGTTTTATGAACGCCGCCTCTCGGTTCTTGGCCTGATCCCGTCCGTCGCGGTGCTCTGCCCGTGCCCCCGAAGCCTTGTGAATGATTCGGACGCCGTTCTGTTTCGCGTTTCTATGCTGTCCGCCCGCTCCACCCGTACAGAAAGTTTGAACCAGAAAGTCTTTCTTGGTCAGGCTGAACAGCAATTTCATTTCTTTTGCCATTATTTTCCACCAAAATCGTCGTAGTCTTCGGGATCATTCCTGCTGGGAACGTATGGGTCACAATCCCCGATGAGAGCATCCCACTCAGGGGTGCACCGATAGACGATCTCATCGCGGTCGGTTGCCTCGAATGCTTTGATGCATCGACGCAATGCGGAGGCATACGGGGTCTGATCGTTCATTATGAATGCCTTGGATGCCAGCAGTGTGTAAAGCATGGGCGGCTGCATGTTGTACGCAATGTCGGCCATCCCAAAATGGGCAAACAACTTCAGTTCCTTTTCGGAATAGGTCGCATCTCCAAGCATTGGGAACTCCTATACTCTAATACCATCATTTACGGGATTTTACTTGTCGCCGCTTACACGGTAGAGTATGCGTTGAAACAGGGTGGGGGTGTCGAGTGCATCGCATATCGCTGCGTCCGCATGAAAAGCGATTAGGCCGCAGGCAAGGACTTTGGAGACTTTAGTCTTGTGATTTCTTAGTTCATATACGCCAACTGTGGCTATCATCACATGCCAAAGTGATTTGATGGCGCGTGACCGATAGCCTTCTGATTCGGAAGTCATTTCTCTCTCTTTGGAGTCGGCAATAAATACGATGCCAACTTTACGAGCCATGCGGGTAATTTTTTCGGTTCATTCCACTTGGGCAGATGAGGCCAGACACCTAGCGGATATTCCAACCGAACTTGCTGGTACACCCGAATCTCTCTGGAGTGCCGTGACATCTTGTAACCAGCCCACGCAGCCCCTACAATTGAGACGGTTCCTAGCGTCACCATCGCCACATCGTACAAAGTGATGTGCATAAATTGACTCTATCATGAGAGATTGCATAGTTCAAGAAATAGTTGAAGTACTTTTGGATCGTCACAAAGTTGTTTCGCGATCTCACGAGGTTCGGACGTTTCCATCCCGTCAACCACTTCATCCATCTGCGAGAAGAAGTCCAAAACGTTGCCCGATTTTGCCGCCCTCTCGACGCCCTTATCGGCGTGCACGAAGATCACTTCTAGCGGCTTGACTGGGATGTCTTTCTCTTTGTAACGGATGCCATCCTGAGCAAAGGAGAGAATAGCCGCGACCACGGGGCGATCTTTCTCGTCGTAGGAGAACGCCGCCCGAGCCATTGACCCCAAATTTACGTGGGCGACGTTGCCGACAGTCTCGGTCTCCTTGCGGCTATGATCGTGACCCCAGAGCAGGAAATCGAAATCTAGATGAGCCACTTGGTTGTAACCGATCTTGGGCTCTCCGTACAGGGTGCCGCCGTTCCCGGGCTCGCCGTAAGCGTGAACAACGCCCACCCGATACTTGGCTTCGGGATGACGCGGCGGGGCCGATAGCAGGGCTTGAAGGGTCTTGTCCCCCGTGGCGTAAGGAAAGGTCTCGACGCTCACCTTAACGCTATCGTCGGCATTGGAGAACAGGACGGGCTCACGGTTCAGGTCGCGGTAGACGCCAGCAGCGATCAGCAACCCTAGCGGCTGAGAAAGGAGAGAATCCATGCGGTCGTAGGATAGATCGTGATTGCCAATAGACCCGTAGACGCAGCCCGTAGGAAAGCCCCGAAATGCATGGAGCAGACCGACAATAAGGCTGAAACTGTTAGCAGGATGTTTTGGCTTCTTTTCATGGAATACGTCCCCACCGCAAATACCAACTCCGTTGAGCTTCTTTGTAAGATCGGAAACGAAGTTTAGTTTTGCGAAAAGAGCGGCTTTGTAGTCGTCGCCACGACGACCGGGAGGAATTTCACTGAAATGCCAGTCGGTGCTCCAGACCAAATTGATCTTATCGTGCGGTAGTTGAACTCGAATCACTATTTACCCCAACGTTGCTGGCGTAGACCGTTCGGAGGAAAAGGACCCTCCAGTGTGGACATGGCGGGGACGCCTTTCCAGTAGTCTTCGAGTAGGCATTGCTGGGCGGCGGCGATGATGAGACCGAGCGCGTTGCTGCCATCGACCCCTTCTTGTGGAGTTTGCGACCAGCAATGACCCATGCGAATGTGGTGCCCACGGATCGTGACGGTGTACTCCGTGTTGCCGTAGGCGAACTGGTAATCCCAGCAGCCGTTGGGACATTCGGAGTAGGATTCGCAGAGGGTGCCCTCAGAAATGTAATCGCGGTAGCCGTCCTTGAGGCGACTACCGCAGATGGGGCATTGAGCATAGCCGAACCGCAGGGGTGCGGACAAGCCATACGGGAAACCGAAACTAACTGGAGCTAAAGCCAAGGCAGTCTCCCCTCATCCAGTCGGCGTAGCACTCGGCACACAGTCGGCAATCACTTGATGAGCCGGGTCTGTTGAATGGCGCTGGCTTGTAGCAGCACCAATCAGGAGACGGCGGGATCATCATGCCGAACTTCCCTTCCCTGATGGACCCAAGGGTGCGTGTGCAATGATACTCCGTCATTTTCTTAACGGGCTGTAACTGACTCACTGGAAGCCTCACGCTTATTCAACAGAATGATTTCTGTAATCTTGAGGGCGTCATCCAGATTGTCCACGCGGAACTGGGCGATCTCTCGCACCATCGGATAGTCATGTGGGTTGCCTTCTTTTTCGATAACCAAAACCGAAGGCACCCGAGCAGCGTCACACCAGCCCATTTCGACCATTGTACCGATGGAAATCCGTTGTGCACCCAATAAGTAGAATACCACCAAGTCGGCTCCCGTGCAATCATAGCGATCTCTAGAGGTCAGACCCTTATCTGTGGACATGGGGAATTCGCTATACGAGCCTTCGAGCGGTCCCAGATTGGCTAGGTAATCCTTACCGCGAAGCGGAGAATAAGCGGCGATGCGGGGGTCTACGCGGCGAGAGAATTCGTTCCGCCACTCTTGTGCCTCGGCGAACGTGCTTCCAGCTATAGGGCCAGCCAAATAGACTTTGAACATTATTTGAACTCCGGCGCTTCGTGCACATCAAAATAGTAATACTTCCCGAGCGTGAACTGCTTCAATGCTTCGGGGTTGTTGCAGGTCATCTCGAATGACCCACTGGGAGTAGAGCTATAAAACCTCTGATGCTCCTCTATACGGCTATCGTAGGTCGCCGAGAAGTAGAGAATTTCGACGGCTGGGTTATAGCAGGTCTTTTTTACCGCCTGAAACTGGAACAATGCTCTGACCATGGTTAGTCCCTCACTTCTCATCAATACTGAGTTTTTAGATTATCCCTGTTGAAGTTCTCGGTATTGCTCCATGAGGTCCTCACCCTGCGCCAATTGGGTGTTCAGGGTTTCAAGCTGCTCGGCGAGATTGGCTTCCAAGCTAGTTGCGAGGGCTTGCAACTCTTTGGCTGTCATGGCTTCGGGGTTCTCAATTCCGAGTTCCCGCAGCTTCCGATAAGCTTCTTCCAGCTTGCCCTGTTCGAGACCCTTCTGTTGGTTGATCTGATCCCGCCCGCTCTGAAGGGTGGTCACCCGGGCTTTAAGCTGCTTCAATCGTTCCTGTGTCTGTTCGAGTTCCATTTGCTTTCTCCATCTGAAATCTTACTACCCTCTCTAAATACAACATAAACTCAGCGTATCTCATGTCTCTTTTAGAGAGGTTGCACGTCTTGCAGCAGGGTAAACAGTTTTCTGGCACGTAGCCAACGACATTATCTTTTCTGTCAATACCGTTGCAGTCCCAGCCGCCGTTGTACCGTTGCTCTCGCTGCCGCTTGCTTGAATGATAAACATAGTCCCGTTCGGTCGGTGGAGCACCGCAATAGTGACAGTTCTGTTTAGCTATGACAACGAACTGTTCAACCGTCAACTCCCAGACCAATCCGCGTTGCTTTGCGGCGTGTCTGTATCGAGAGATTATCATATTTCGAGTAGCGATTCCTTTAGGCTGAAATCTCTGGTCAACCACCACTCGGTTTGCGTGAACAGCACACATTGTCTTCCCTTGCCTAGCTGGATTTGGACAACGAATACATTCACCATCCTTGATTTTTTGCGCTCTCCTCGCCTTAGTGTTCTTTCTTTGATTAGCGTTCTTTTCCTTGATGTCCTTATACGGCATTGGTTAACCCCCTACTGGGGGATTGCTAGTCGCTTTCCGCAATTAGGACACATCCCATCAAAGCCGCACTTCGGGCAAAGCCCCTTCTTCAAGTCTTCCTGAGCTTGAGTCAACTCTGAGTCGATTTGAGTCAATTCCGCTGTCTTGGCCTTCAGGCTGCGGCGAAGCTCGATCACCTGCCCTATCGTTCTAATACTGGAATATAAACCGACCAGTGCCGAGTATTGCGCCCCCGTGTCCTCGATGTTTGGGAACTCGCGGCGGCTGACGATCAGGTCTCGGAGGGTCTCCACAGCGACCAGCTTCCGCCAAACCGCCAGCAGCGCAGCCCATGGCTCCGAAGTACCATCTATTACCGTGGTAACCTTACCCAGCCATTTGCTCAGGATGCGGGATTCACTCGCCTGTGTAAGGTAGGCGATTTGCTGGGCTAGTTGCTCAGCCGTAACCGTATTTGGCACCGCCAGCGCGTTCTGGAGCCGTTCTAGGGGCTTCAGGCGGGCTAGGCGGCTGGTAGCCTCCCCAACCCACACCGCCTTGGCGTCCAGCAGCCTGATGCGTAGTTCAAGCTCGTGGAGGGTGCTCTGGAGGCAGTCGCCATTGGCGCTCAAAACCATGAGCTTGTCCTTGCGCTCCTCAGCTTCACGAATCTCCGCAGCTAAGGTTTTAGCTTCACCATTCTTGTCACTTACCCGTGACCCGGCTTCCTTCTTGCCAGCTTCCAACTTCTCCGTACCGCCGAAGGCACCGAGGATGGCATTCAGGTCGGCAGGCTTGTAGGCCCGTTTGTCCAGCAGGAATTGAGGGTCGTTCTGTACCGCGAATATGGGATCGAAGTCAAAGTCCCCGATGGTGATCTCCCCGCAGAGCAGGTCTTTGACAGGCGGCGGGATGTGACCATCCAGACTGGTGTAGGCGTTCTTCTCGTCACCGTTGAGGACGTACTTGACCTTGCCTGCCTTGTTGCGGGTCGCCTTGATCGTCGTCCCGTTGATTTCGAGAGTGAGTTCGAGGGGTTCCTTTTTGGGGTCACGGATGTACGCGGCGTCAAGTTCGTTGCGGAGGATACCCCTGAGGGCACGGGACAGGGAGCTTTTGCCTTTGTTGGAGGGTCCTGTCAGGACGGTGAGCCCGCCGATTTCGAGTTCGAAGTCCGCCCACGGTTGGAAGTTTTTACCTGAGAGTCTCACTTCCTATAATACTGCGGGGCGGGTTATTCCCCCGCCCCTTGCCACTTACTTCGCGACCGTAATCGCTGGCTGAAACTTTGAAGCATCGAGCCGCACGTCCCCTTGAACGAAAGCAGTGATCTGCGTTCCCTTGGGAATAGTGATGTCCTTACCGTGCATGAACAGGAAAAACGGAGCCGCAGGCCACACGATTATCGCTGCGGCAACGATTCCACCCGTCATAGCGCCAGTATGTCCACCACCCGATCCACCCTTCACGGCGCGGAGAAGAACCCGTTGACCGTCAGCAAGGCGAACCTTGTCGATGTTCATATTCAACTTACCACCCTTTGCCATACGTCCCTTTGACTTGGCTTCGGTAACCGTTCCCCACGCCGTAGCACCGCGAGGGATGACGAGAAGACCGTTGATAATCACATCGTTCACCACTTCAAACGGAATGGTTTGTCCAACAGTGGCGTCAGCGGATGAAACATTGTCGGAGAGAACGAGTTGGACGGGGGTTGCATCTTCCAGTAGGAATCCTGTGACGGTAGCGGGGGTGGTTGGAACAGGTTGATCTTGAGCCGCCATCAACGGCATGGCGAACATTGAAAAGCAGAGAATAACAGCGAGCAGCGACTTCATGGTTTACTCCTCCTGCTCGATTATACCGAGTTCGGTGGGAGTTTGGCTAGTTATTTGGGTGAGGATGAAAGATTAAAAGGATCGGAGGGCGGTCGCCTAGACCGACGACGTTTCCGGGGCTTGGGAACGTAAGGAACGACGTAAGGCTCCCGATATACTGTCTGAACGGGCTCTTGGCGGGGTCTCACAACAACGGGAAGAGGCGAAGAAACCACTCGGCTAATAGGGGTGGGTTTCTTTTTCTGGGCCGCAAC